TCTTCCTACATGGCATCCAGTCCATTAATCTGGAGAACTTACTTGACTGATGGAAAGACATCAATATTGTCTGATGGTGTAATTGGCAACACAACTGATTTTGGTTCAGTAGAGTCTAGGTTCGATTCCTAGTCGGACAACAAAATAATAATAAAAACATATATATATGCTAAGCAACGAAAGACTAGGAAGATTTACCGCATCAGGTATTCACAATTTATTCATAGGTGGCAAGGGTGCTACCAAAGATAAGTACATATTTAATAAGGCGGAGGAGAGCGTTAAGGGCTACTCAAAGTCTTTCAGTAGCAGACACACCGACCATGGTATTCTAAACGAGTCAGAGGCTCTAGAGAACTTTGTAGCAACAACAGGAATCAATGCCATCTACCTAGAGGAGCGTTACTATCCTATCAACGAGAATAGTGGAGCTACTCCCGACTTCGCAGTTATGGATGGTGATGTTATCATAGCTAGTGGAGACATCAAGTGCCCTACAGAGAAGTTCTTTGAGCAGAAGATGATGATGTTTGATGATAAGAATTCTGAGTACCAAGACGTGCCTAAGGAGTACTTCTACCAAGCACAGTGTCAGATGATGGCTCTATCTAAGTCTAATGAGGCACTAGGACATCCTCCTGTAGAAGAGCATTACCTAGTGCGCTACTTGACAAGCACTCAGTATGATGATGATGGGAATAAGATTGAAATAAATTTACCCCTAGAAGCTAGAATATTCTACAAGCTAATTAAAAAAGATGCTGCTGTTCAGAAGAAGATGATGGAAGAGATAGAGAAGGCTGTGGAGCAAAGAGATTTATTAATATCCATCTTTGTTAGACCTATACTGTAATGGATGTTACACAACTAATACAAGTACTGAAGGACGAGCATCCTGATATGAAGGTTCTTATAGATGCCACTAGAGAAGGTGCAACAATGAAGGAGCTAAGACCAATATATGATATAGTGCTAATGAACCTTGAAACAGGAGAAAAGTTTTTAGTATTATCACATTCAATAGACGAAGTAGAAATGGAAGAGGAGTAAAAATATATGGGAATTAAAATAGAGAAGAGAGAGGACGTAGTCTTGGTTGTAAGAAGAAGAAAAGACAAGAAGTATATTCGTAAGTCAGAGTATGCTCACGTTTCATTGTTTGAGTACAAGAAAGAGGTTTATTATAAGGCTCAGATGAGCAAGTATAATTGGTCTGTGTTCTTCCTTACAGAGAAGGAGGCTGCCAAGGCTGTTGATATGAAGCTGATAGAAAAAGGGCAAGACCCAGTAAATATATTAAAACCAAAAAAACAATAATGGCAAAACTTAAACCATGTAACGCAGAAGACCACGACACAAGAAGATTGTGCAAGGATAGACACGAATGTGCGAGATTTATGAAGAATCAGGATGATAACACGTCTATATCTTTTTACCACCTACAAGAGCATTGTAGCTCCTTTAAAAGGTATGATGACAGTAATGTTAGGACAGATGCTAAAGAGCTCCCATTCGCAGATAAATTAGCAAAGCTACAAGCAATGTGGAAGTTCTTGGTGGATAGGACTAATGCTACGAAGCCTAGTTAAGCATATTTACCAACTTCCTAAACAAAAGTATAACAATAAAAATAATACCAAGAAAAGCAAGCCAGTCGATAGCATAGGATTTAATCTTCTGCCACATGGTTTGTTTTTCTTGTAATACAATTCTCGGTGGCACTTGCACTTTTAATGTGTCGTGTATAATTACCTGAATATAATGTGTAAAAGGTTTCCTTATCACCTTAGTCTTTAAATTACCAAGAGAGTCAATTGTTTGGCTCACCTGTACAAAGCTATCATTAAAAGCTATAGTCATTGAATCCGATGCCTGTTTGTACCACTCCTTAAACTTCTTTGCTTGGTCAGAAGTATCCCCCACAATAGTAAATGTTATCGTAGTGTCCTTGTAGTAAGGAACTAAAACAGTAGTTGAATCTCCTAACTTAGGATTTTTCTTCAATGCCATGCGCAAATAAAAATCACTTGAGCATGATGATATTACCAACAGTAATAGAATTAGTTTTATTATTCTCATTATTTGTATACGATATTAAATAGTAAGCCTCTTGCTACAAGTATGGCAATAACAAATATAAATGAACCTGTAGCAATATAAATCACTCCTACAGTACATAAGGTTTGTAATACCTTGCTCAGGTGAAAGAAATCATGAAACATTGGAAAGTATCTGTGAAACCAATCAAACTTAGGTGCTTCTGCTGCCTCCTTTGAGAAGAAGTATCCGTAGTTCTTATAAGCATCATGATGCACTATTGAGTCCGACATTGCATTTAAGCAAGTCTGTAATAATAATAAGATTGCAAATACTATCATAGTTTTATTGTTTTTTGTTATTATTTTTTATTATAAAGTTCGCTCTCCGCCAATCTGCGTCTTGTCAAACCTGCTAATACTTTATTTCCACCACGATTCCATTTAGCAAATTCTGCTGCAATAGTAGGGTCGTTAGGGTTAATATTTACCTTCTTTAATAGTGTAGAACTCTTTAAGTTACCTGCTCCACAGTTATAACAAAAAGATACCAATGCCGAAAATTGATTAGCATTAAGTGTATCAACTGCCATAGCATCAACTGCTAACTCGTACTGCCCCATAGTATCGGCTAATAACTTCTCTGCTGCCTCCATTGACAAAACAGGGTCAGTCATCTTTACCTTACTACCATCGCTGTATCTTGTTGAACCGTAGCCTATAGTTATTGGTAGTCCACCTGTTGCTGGGTCTACATAAGCCTTTGCGCTAAATCCTTCAAAAGATTTAATTAAGTCTAAGCCTGCCTTATTTATTTTAGTTATTTTCATATATGTATATTATGTAAAAAAAGATAGACCACAACGCTGTAAGAATTAGTACTACCTTGACTATTTCCCTATTTGTTGCAGGCGATTCCAATGTTTATTCTGCTGTTGTTTTCTTAAACTTCTCTACTGAGCTCAATCCTAAAGCACCAAAGGCTAATAAGGCTACTGACTCAACTAAAATTGTTGATGGAGCAACCTCTACTAATGAGAATGAGTTGTGGTACATAGTTATGCACAAAGTTAAAGTGCATAAAATCCCAGCAAATCTCTTGCTTGAGAACTGACCTTTTTCGTCTTTAATTATTTCTAAGAATTTCATACTATTTCATAAATATTAGTGGGAACATTATTATTCCCTGTACTACCATAAAAACCAATCCCTCAATCGTAAACAATTGGTCTTTTTGTTTCTCTACTACCTGAACTACTTGAACTGTGTCTACCCTTACTATTGGCTTTATATTCTTTAGTCGCTCAATTTCAGCTCTTTGATACACGAAGGTATCATTTACCGCTTTAGCTTGAACGAGGGTAAACACTACCATCTTCTCACCGTCTACCTTCTTAATTACTTGGGAAGAGGCTGAAAGGCTCAACAGAGTCAATAACAGCAGGGATAGTGTCCTCATAGTTTTCTAATTTTAAAGTTAATGTTTTATTTTCTGACTCTAATGCTGCAATCTTAGTCTTGATAGTTTCAAAGCTTTCCTTTTGTACTTTCTCTGCCACTTTGATACTGCTGTTAGCCTTGACAAAATTACTCTTACTTTTGGCTAATAAAGAGTCTATAGAGTCTGGGGTTGTATTCTTTGGCTCTGGCTCGTGAGTTAATGTAGATACCGCAATGACTAATGTCGTGGCTATGAATAGTACGCTTTTCATCATTTCATCTGAGTTAAAATATCCAACTTCGTGACAGCCACAGCCAATGCACTATCCGACCTCTTTAGGGCTATTGATAGTTGGTCTATCTTGTAGTCCATCAACTCTATCTTAGCATCAGACTTCTCAATCTGTGCTTGATACATCAATTTATTATCTACATATAGGTATCCTACTGAGATGATAACAAGGAACATAGTTGCCTTGAAAGGGTCTTTTAAAAAATCTGAAAAAGAAATAGGTAATACTCCAGCCATTATTATTTATCTACTATTAATTAGTTTACTACTTCTGCTTCTTCTACTTTTGGCTTTTGCTCTTCAATTATTTTATTAATAAATTGAATTAACGGTAAACCAAATTTAGTTGGCATCTCTTGGATAAATGAATCCAATTCTTTTAATTTTTCTTCGCTTAATGTAATCATAATTTTTATAATGTGCTTGTAAAAGTAATACTTGGATTCAATATTTGCAACTTACTGATATACATATCTGTTAATTCTGCTAAAATATTTCCAGTAAATAATGTATCTTCCTGAACATCATTCATAATAGAATTCATTGTTTCAGTGTAAACGAATGATTGAATGTACCCTTGGTTAACATTTTCTCCATCTACTAATTTACTTCCTAAAAAAGAGTTATAGTTTACTGTTAGTAAACCTACTTTCGTACTTGTTTGTGTTTCTGAGCTCGTAGCTATGAAACTTGCTTTATTTAATTTTATCATTTTATTTTTATTTATTTATTAATTACATTGTTGAATGTGTAACTTTTCTCCAACCTGTACCGTCATAAAAGCAAGGTGTATTTATATCAGTGTTATAAACTTGCAAACCGTTTGCGGGTAAAGCTATCAATAAAATTTGCGCTTGTGTCATTCGTGGCATTAAAAAGCCTTGTGTTGTACTGTTTATTCCAAAAATTGCACTTGCATTTAATGCTGTTGAACCGTTAAATTCAACCCACATTCCACTAATAGAACCGTTTAGTCTGACAAAACCAGTTCCGTATGAAAAAAGATAATTAGGTGCTAACCCCATTAATCCACTTGTGATAAAATTATTTGCATTTACACTACAATAACCACTATCATCCGCCAACCTAAAATCAATTGCCGTCCCGTTTCTTTTTATTGCGGGAAAACTTGACGTTGTGCCACCTAATTGTAAACGTCCAAAATCAGTTTCGCCACTATTCATTAATGTTAAAACTCCCGTTGAATTATTTCTAATTAAAGAACCGCCTATTAAAACCCTTGTATCTGCTTGTAAACCATAATAGCCTTGACCGTAAATAGTACCAAATGCACTAATATTTGCAGCCCTATCAACCTTAAACCTACTAACCCCACCTATTTGCAAATCCATTAAATTATGAGTCATGCCATTTAATGCCGTTTCCGTTGCATTTAAGAATATACCTGTTAAAGTACCTGTCTGCGCTCCACTATTATTAATGGTGTATGCTACGTTAAATAGTCTTGGTGTAGTTGCCCCTGCCGATAAGTTAACTGTTCTTGATAAGCCTACCGCCTCTGTGCTTAGTTGAAGTAGAGATGAAGTTCCCATACCATCAGTTACTGCTCTTAAAGTAGTGTCTAATGGTGTGTTAATTGTTGTCGCATCGAGGTTAAGTATCCCACGATAGTTAAATGCCACGTTTTGGTTATAAATGTTCATATTTATGCGTATATTAAATTAGTTTTATTTTTATTTTGCCCTACTAACATTGCTGTTAATGTTGTGCGTTTTATATTATATATTTTAGAAGCCTCTTTTATAGAATTATAATATATTCCATTTATGTGGTTAAATATTATTTTGCTCTTTGCTTTAGAAACACTTTCTTTTGTTTTTTGAGAGCATGGTCTTCCAGTATTAGCAGCTATTACAGCTCTTTTAGTGCTTTCTAACATTTTATGACCAATTTTTGCAATACTAAGTTTCTTTTTATGCTCTTCAGATAAAGGCTTTCTTTTCCATGCCTTCATTTTTAATTTAGTTTCATCAGATACTATTCTTCCTTTACCTTTAATGCTCATTTTCAGTTTAGTTTCTTCCGAAGCTTTTTTTCCTAAATTAGCATTTCTAAGTTTTTGTTTTGTTTCTTCTGATACTTTACTTTCTTTAGCTCTTTTTTGTTGAGCGTTCTTCATATTCTGTATAGTTTCTTCAGTAGGCTTCCATTGCCTCATTTTTTCAACTGTTTCCTGCCTTACAACTTGGTATTTATCTCCAAACTTAGGAAGCTTGCAATTCATACCATTAACACTTATAACATCGTATAGACAACCATAATGATACTCTCTTTCTAATAAATTTTCTTTTGTACAATTTTCAACTATTTCAAATACATGATTTTCTATTCCATATTTTAAAAAAGAATTATATAATATTGTTTGGCTTTTAGAAGACACGCCTCTATATTGAGTCAATCTTTTCTTGTAATTAATTGAACTGCCTATGTAAATCTTGCCGCTAGGGCTTGTGATTTTATACACACAAATTATACGCTCTTCTTTACTCATAATGTATTATTATTTTGTATTATCTCATCGTATTGCACCATTGATGCTATTTCTTCTTTACTAAACAAGCTACTCGTGTCTTGATTTACTATCAGCCAGTTGTTACCATCAGAGTCTACAATTGGATTTGCGTAATCAATTGTATCTTCATCATTTGGTAAGCCTAATAACTCACAGCATTTTGTGTCTAATAGCTTAAATTTAGCAAGTGTTAAGCATTTATAGAATCGTGGGTAAAGTATATTCTCTTCCATTAGAATGCGTTTTCGTTAAGTGAACGGATTAAATTATATGTTGCAGTTCTTGTTGCTCCACTATCTGTAACATTTGAATAAAATAATGTATATAAATTAGCATTACTAACAAATGTATTGTCAAAATATCCAAATAATACAAGTCCTGTAATTCCTTGTGTTCCTGTTATTACACTTCCGCTTATTGCATTATCATTTAGTTTAAAATTAGAACTTATACCATTCCAATTAACCGAATATAAATTTCTTGCAGGATTGAAAGAAGTAATTGATGCTGATAAACCTGCATATAATGTTCCACCTGCGCTAAATTCGTTTTGTGTAGTTATAGTTTGCCCATCAAATAAATCTTTGCCTGTATTTACTGTTAAAACTCTAAAACAACTATATGAAGTTGATGGTTGACTAACTGTAACACTTCCACTTCTCATATAGTCATCAGTTCCATCTGCTTGAACAATCGTCCTTGAAACAAGTTGACCTTTATAACCCGTTGTTGCTGTTCCCGTTGAAATTGTCCAGATTTCACCTGTTGCACTTGTCCATTGTGTTTGACTTGTACTTGCGTTGTATGTTGCAGGATTGAAGTCTACTACTGGTGTGCCACCGATTGAGTTTGATACTGTTGCACGATAGATTTTACCTAATAAAGCACCGCTACCTGCTGAACTTCCTCCAATTCCTAAAGTTCTTGTACCTGCAAATATAGAACCTGCAGTTGTACTTACTGTTGTACCTAATTGCGTAAATGTTATACCATCAGTTGAAGTAGAAAATATTACGTTTCCTGTTGTTGAATTCCTACTTGCTTTTACCCAACCTTTTACTCCAATCGAAAATGGTTGAATAACTGTTGATACTGCGTCAATTTGAATAGCCCCTAAAAGAGAAAAACTAAAAACTAATTTATTATTACTATCTCTTGTAAATTCATAAGCAAAATTAGATGCACCTGCTATTTTACTGCATAAAAAATAAGTAGTTGCTAAATTATCAAATGCTGCATTTACAACAATTTCAATATCGCCTGTAATCTGATTAGCTACTGCATTCGGTGTACTTACATAATTTGAACTTACCCCACTTCCATACCAATAATTATCACTACTCGCTCCATTATGCGCTAATAACAATGGCTGACTTGCTGCTGTTGTTTGTACTGCATCTCCTGCTACTGTTAGTGAATATAATTTCGCTGCTGCTTGTCCTGCTGTTGCACCTGTTCCTGAACCTAATTTATATCCAATCCAATGAGCATCGTAACACACTGGCACGTTAGTTAAATCGCCATAGATAGACTTTAAACCAACTACGAAATAATTTAGGCGAGTCAAGTTAGACACACCACCGTCAGCAATAATTCTATCATAGACTACCTGTGATTCAGGGTCTATATCATTAGGATTAGCAAATCCCCATATATCAGTAGAGGTTTGACTCCACTTAAATTTGGATTTAAAACCCCATACCATTGCTCCTGCAAGGTAATTGGCAAGCCCTGAAGACCTTAATTTGTTTAAGCCTAATCCTATTCCTAACATTATTGAGGATTTTGATTTGTTCCGTATAGTCTTACATAACCTGTTGAAAGAGTTATATTTGTAATTTGTCCGTAAACAATCATACCTGCTGGCAATGTGAAACCACTCCAAGAAGTATCGGCAGCCTTGCCATCCATAGTGATAGATGCTATAGTAGCTGTATCGCTTATTACTTGAAAAGAAGACCAAGAGCCTAATCCTGAAGGAGAAGTTCCTGTAAGGTTTAAGTTACCTGCTTGTGCTCCAAATGCGCTTTGGAAAGTATTTAAAAGTATTGCTTCGTTATTATCGCCTCTCATTTTTTTATTTTATTATTATTAGTATTGCAAATTTAAGTTTTTTTTGGTTGATTATACAACTATTTCATCCTCAATGGGAATTTATTTTTGAATTTCATTGCTATAGTCCTTATTTTCAGATATGCAGCCTTCTTAATCAGTATCTTAATGAACTGTCCGTAAGGAGTATCGCCATTACTATCGTAATAAGATGGGTAGTAAGTTACTCCTAATCTAGTTTCGTTAATTGGTAGGTCTATACTTTGTGTTGGTGTTATAGCTGTTACAGTTGTTGGCTGTACAGGAGCATCATCACCTCTTTCAAAATTGACATTAATCATCTTCCTGTCTGTTCCGAACTTATTGAATACGGTTGATAGTCTAAATTCGCCTTGCTTAAAGTCTGTATTTCCTGCCAAAGGAAACCATTGCAAATAATTACCATTTACGTTATCCATTTGATAGATATTACCCTTAACATCTACTCCTCTAGGAGTTAGAACTAAGTTATTATGCTTAAAGTATCTCTTCTGTAAAGGGCTCATAAATGTAGTGAAGTTGTTTCTTTTCTCGTTGAAGATTAAACTCCACATATTGTAGTATGTACTACTAGCAGGGTCTACATAAGTCCAATTAGCAGGATAGTCGTAAGGATTAGAGTTTGTATTACCATTTATATTAGAAACGTATATAGAAGGAATCTGCTCAAAGTTTTTCCATCTTCCTGCTGCTCCATAAGAAACATAAGCTAGAGCTGAGTATGTTGTTGCAGGATTCCATGTAGGGAAAGCCTTAACTGCTCTTGATGTCATTACTACATCTTCCTTCTTGGTGTTGTAGTATATATTTACATCAAACTCGTTCTTGATATTAACTGTATTATTTAAAAACCAAGTTCTCATATTATTATCAGAACTCAATATCTTAACTCCACTGTAATCGTAGCGATTAAAGTTAGCGAAATCGTCTGACATCCAATACACTTGAGGATTACCATTAGAATTATATCCTTTACAACTCATTGTTTTTAGACTAGTTCCGAAGCTTGATAAAGGATATACCCTATTGCTATAAACAGTTCCAGTGCCGACTAATATCTTGGCTGTGCTATCGCTCTGAATTAAAGTATCGGCTGCGTATGGAATCGCTCCCACGAATGTAGGCTGTATTACTACCATAACGTCCCTAATATCATATATTGCTGATATAGCTCCGTTCTGTAATTCTAAGTCTACGAAGTTTAATGGTTTAACCTTTCTGTATGCATCGTACAAGCTTCCTACAGCTTTCTCGTCAGAATAGTATATTCTTGTTGGGTTACTTGTAGGGTATGGAAGTAAAGGGTTGTAAGGACTTACTCTATTTACTTGATTTGCTCCTATGTAGCTCTTGTCAAAGTTGTGTTGTTCGTCTACCAATTCGCTTGAGTTAACAAACGGAAATAGGTATTGGTACAAGCTTTTGCTTCCTTGTAAGTTCCAAGTTAATTTAGGTGCAGTGGTATCTGTATAAAACAATTGACTATTCAATCTGTTTTGTGCATAAAACGTAATTACACTACTCGCTATTTTAGTTGACGGACTTGGCTCTACATACCAATCAGCCTCTTTTCTTATTACTTTTTGAGTATAAGTATCTCCGCCATATACTGTAGTAGCAGGTAATACAGCTGGAGTTGATGAAGTTATTCTTACTATTTCTCCAGTTGGAACTGGCTTATAGTTCTTATAATCTACTGTATTTAAATCAATAGGTCTAATATAAAATGCTACGAAAGTATTTATTTCCTCCTTAGTACCACCCGAAGTTCTTACAAACCCTGTTGTTGAAACCGCCACTCCTTTAGAATTAGAATAAGCATTATTTAATATGCTCGTACTAGGTTTGTAATACAAATTTGCAGTTGTATTATAAATAACATCTCCTACCGAATTAAAGTCTACACTTGTGCTATCTTCAATAACCCATTTAGTAGCTATCATTGCATCTCCTCCAATTTCTACACTTCCTAATAATTCTTTTATAAGCCCTATGTTATTATTGCCACTTTTGTAATTAGCATTAGAACCTAAAGTTCTTGGAACGCCTAATAATTGTAAGTAATCGCCTTTGCTATACTTTATAACTTGGTTATCTAAATCGTTACTAATAAATATTCCAAACTTTCTTCTGGCATCTGTAATTGAAGGAGCTCCTGTTGTAGTATTATACCCCGAAGTATAAACATCTCCATCTATTACTCTTGCATTATGATATATACCACTTCCAATAACTGTATTCAAAGGTTCACTTCTTTCGAAGCTTACTCCTAATAATTCGTCTTTAACGTAAAAAAGGTCTAATCCACTTACGTTTAATGCATAATTATATACTTTTCTGCTAGCTGTTATTATGCTAGTATCTGTAAATGGCATTGTAGGGTCTAATGGCAATATTTGTACTAATCCTCGTTTATAAGTAGCATTATCTATATAATACTTTCCTAAAGGATATGGTGCTGTTATATATCCGTTCTTTAAATGAAATCTAACATAAGTCATGTAATACTCATATAGCATATACCCAGCTCTATTAGCTACGTTATATGGTATTTGATATTCACCTACTTGTGTACCTGAAAATTGAGTAGAAGAAGCTGTTGCCGCCTGATTAATATTTATATATGAAAAATCTACAACAGAAATCTCGTTACTACCCATATAAACGCCCCACCAAAATTCTATATAATCTCCAGCATTTGTTTCAATATTATAAGTTTTATTTAAATCTGTTGGTGCAAAAAATTCGTGAGTGCTTAGTCTTGTGTCAATAACATCATTTATAACATCAGTAGTAAC